AAATCAGCTGTAGATAATTCACCACTTTTATTTAATTCTGTGCAGATAACACGGCCTCCACCGCCGCCTCCGCCGCCTCCGCCGCCTCCGCCGCCTCCAGTAGCTGTACTTCCACCACTAGTTCCTGGTTTAGTTGTACCTTTAACTGGTGCAGCTTTTTTAGCAGCTTTGTAATGTCTAGCTTGGTCTTTCATTTTTTCAGTTTTAGCAACAAATCCTGTTGGGTCATTGTCTTTAGTATAACCTTTTCTTTTTGCTGTTGCTTCTCTAGTTGCAATTCTTTTATCGCCAGCTTTTTCTAAATTACCAAACTTAGAAGTTCTATTCATACCTGCATATAAATCTGTTGCAGGATTACCTGCTATTCTTTGGCCATCTGTGCTACCACCTCTAACATTAAAATATGTTTTATTAAATGCAACAGCTCCTGCAGATTCACCAACTGGTTTTCCTACAGCTTTAGCAAGCTGAATAACAGGGCCACTAGTTAATGCAGTACCAACACTATCTGCTAAAGTTTTTAAACCTGTACTAACTTTTTTAAGTGTAGTTGGTTCTGGTTCTATATCTGCTCTTGCTACTGTACCTGTATCAGCTTCTACATCTGCATCAGCAACTGTTGTTTTACTTGGAATTGTACCACTAGCAAAGTCTGCTTCTTTTGCAATTCTTGTAGCAGATGGTTCTACTTTTTTAATACCTAACATTGCTTCGTCAGAAGTCATAGCTGCTTTATCTGTACCAGTTGCACCAACAACTTCAGCACCAGTTATAGCTCTAATAGATTTTGGATTACCATCACCTATATATACACCATCTTTATAAACTTTACCATCAGTTCCTACTCTAAGAGTTTTAGGATTACCTTTACCTATAAGAACACCACCTTTGTATAAATTATTATCACTATCTACAGTAATAGATTTTGGATTTATTTTTTCATCAGCAGGTTGTATTTTTGTAGGATCAAATCTTGTTTTAAATTTTTCTGATTCTGATCTATATTGAGGAGTCATAACACCAGACATTTGATCCATGCTACCTCCTCTATCACCTAACATTGCAGGTCTTTGTAATTCTTGTAATTGTTCAGCGTAAGTTTTAACAGGTTTTTCTTCACCTATAAATGAACTAGTTATTTGTGGATCAATCTTAGCAGCTTCATCAGCAAGGTCAGATTGTTTTAGCATACCGCCTGTATAATCTATTGTACTATCTCCACCAACTTTAAATGCTTCTGCAGTTTGTTCTTTTAAATCTTCATAAGGTTTAGAAGTATCAGTTGTATCAGTTGTATCAGTTGTATCTTCAGTAGTTATAGTGGGTATAGTTAAACTTTTGACAGGAGTAAATCCTACTTTTTTATATGAGTATTTACCAGTTGCAGGATCTTGGACTAATTCAAAAGTCCCTCCACCTATTCTATTTACATCAAAAGTTGTTGCCATATTATTCCTTATTGCGTTTGTTCGCTTCCTTCAGGTTGAGTATTTGCCGCACTAAAGCCAGCTTCCCCTGGCATCGGCACACTTCCCGTTCCGATGTTGCCACCTCCAGCTCCCGATACATCTGTTGCTGAAGCTCCTGGAGGTACTTCTCCAGTTGGCCCCATTTGACTTTGTCCTCTAGCAGAGGCAGTATTGTTTTGATTTCCATTTGCCATCCCCATTATTTGTGCATAGATCGCAGCTTTTTCTGGATCATTAATTAATTGATCTGGATCTATATCTAAAGACTTAGCAATCTCTCTTAAGCAAGTATGCCATCTTACAAATGGTGCAAGTGCAGGATTAGATGCAGTTTGCATAAATGTAATTAGTCTTTGTGATCTAACTTCTTTTTGCATTAGAGAAGAAGTTCCTTGTGCTTTAACTTCCAGATCACCTTTTATATTTGGAGACTCTTCATTAAATTGCATGTTCCAATGATATAAAGATTCTCCTAGGGGCTTTAATAAATAATCGTCAATATTTTTAATAACTGTTTTAATACTTAATGCTGCAGCACCCATCAACATAGACATACCAGATGCAGTTCTAGTTGTAGATTGTACACCTGTTGCACCATGTGAGTATGATGGAATACCAGTTGATTCATCTGCTAGTTGTCTGAACTTATCAAACATTTGTAAATTTTCTTGTGCAGTATTTGGAAACTTAAGACCATGTACTGCTTGACCTGTTTGACCACTTTGTCTTCTAAATATTTTACCAGGAAATACTTTCATGTCTTGTCCTGGAACTAGCATTGTTTCATCAACATCAAATACTAAGTTACCTGCTAATGCTAAGTTATCAATAGCCATTCTAGCATGACCATTCATAACCATTTGTGAGTCTTCCATATTTTCTGGAATACCAATTCCAAAAAACTGATATGGATTTAATTCATATGGACATACTAAGTATGGTAATCTTTTTGGTGAAAATGGATTTTCTACCATTCTTAAAACTTTATTACCACATATCCATGCATTAATATGAACTACTTCTGAATCTGTTTCATAATACAAACCACATTCGTCAGCAAATTTTTTATCAACAACACCCCAGTATTCTAATACTTCAAATCTATTTTTATAAATACTTGTAATGTTTTCTCTATCGTATAAAGAAGATTCAAATCCTCTTGTCTGATAATTAGGCCCCATCTCTAAACATTCTTGTACAGCTTCTCTATTAAACATTGGTTTTTCACCTAGATCTTCTAATTGCTGTCTATTAAATGAGTGCCTTTGAATTACATAATCACAATCATTAATATTTGTAGCATTTGGATCTGGATAAAAATCCCAACAAGATACAGCTTCAATAGATGGTATAGCTTTAGTTTTTGATATTTGAACTTTGTTTATATTACCATCTTCATCTTCTGATGTATCATAACTATGATATGTTTTAGAATCTGTAAATGGGCCTTTTAAAATACCTGTGCCTAGTAATGCCATTTCAAAAAATACATGACGCATAATTGTAATAGCTTTACTTTCTTCTAGTTGGTCATGAATTAATTTTTCCATAGCTTCAGCTGCTAATTTAGCAGGCTCTATCTGTGGAGTACCAGTACTAGAAGGGCCTTCTTCAAAATTTAAATTTTCATATTCTTGTGCTAAGTTTCTCATTAAATCCGTAGCAGTAGCACCAGGAGGAATACCTTTGCCATCGCCTGCATAACCATAGGGATCCATATCTTCTGGAACTTCTGGTTGTTGCTCTTGTGGATTTTTTAAATGAGCTCTTTCTGCAATACCTTCAGGAACTGATGTTGGATTAATTCCTAAAGGAAATTTATTTTGTGAAAATAGTACTTCGATAATTTGACCGAATGAAGCAAGTACTTTTGTTTTAGTTATTTTAACAAATACTCTAGACTTTTCAGAATCTCTAAAAGCCATTTCTGGCCCATATAATCCTCTATAGTTTCTATACGCTTTCAACCATCTTTTCTCATCATATATTTTTGATGTTTCAGATTCTTGAAACTTAGAACGTATATGTCCTACAAGAGCATTACCTTCTACTTCGTAACTTCCGTTTTTATCTTTACTATCTTCCATTTACTATTAGTAATCTTTTTGGTCTGCCATTCTAAAAATTGATGGATCTACTTTTGATTTAGATTTTCCTTTTTTATCTTTACCATCACCAGCCATATCACCTTGTTTGATTTTCATATTTGGATTAATTTCCAATTTATCATTAGGTCTTTTAGCTACATCTGGTGCAAGTTCTCCATGCATGTATCTTTTCATCATTGCTTTTCTCCTATTATTAATAATCTTTTTGATCTGCCATTGTAAATAAACTGTCCTGGATATGCTCTGAACCTGACTTAGTTGGAACATTATTGTCCGCTAAGTATTTTATAGATTGATATTTTCCTGGAGCATGTTTACTAAAATCAATATTTTGTGATTCTCTGTTTGGTTGTTTGCCATCAGCAGCTTCACTTAATTGACCTTGTTTTACTTTAGCCTTTGGGTCGAATTTTGCTTCCATCGTTTCCTCCTGTTATATTTTTAACTTTTTAATTTTGAGTATATTTTTAGTAGGAATCACTGTATGACCACCACCTTGTTTAACTTCTTTGTTATTTAATTCAAAATTAAAATCTGACATTAAGATAGTTACTTGTTCATCGTGTCTCATTAACCATCCCACCGTACAACAAATAGCTGTTGTAGATTTTTTTATATCTGGTATATCTACCCAAGAAGCATCACTAACAATATCTTCCCAGTAAGCAATTACCAAATCATATGGAAATATTTTTTTATTAAGCTCTGGAAGTTTTCTTTTTGACATTCTTAAGTTTTCCAGTTTTTTCCATAGCATAAAAAACAGACTGGCCTTTTTTCTTGCCATATTGTTTTTGCATTGCTTGTTTAATCTTTTGTCCTTTGGGATTCAAAGGCATTATAATATTTTTCCTTTATTAATTCCTTCTTTAACAACATACTTACGTGTACCATTAGCATTTTTATCTACTGATTTTTTTAAGTATCTAAATGCTAACATTTCTTTAGCACGTCTTGTTGCATCTTGAAAATAAACTTGTACCTTATTGTGTATTCTATTCATAATTAATATCCAAATTTTTTATCTGCAGCATTAAACTCTGTACTGAAGATTGGTTTAAAACGTTGTGCGTATTTAGGGTGCATTGGTCTACTCATACATCCATAACGTAATGCATCGTATGCGTGATCTTCTGCATTCGTATCTACATCTTCGGGGTTTTTATTATCTACAGGTAATGTACTAATTGTTCTAATTAAATTTCTGCAGTTATTAAAAACTCTAAGACCTGGTTCTTTACCATTCATTGAAAATCTTTTATGAATTTCAAGTTTACCACTAATTCTACTTTTAGGTGATCTATCAGATTGTCTCCAACGACATCCTTGTTGTATCATTGTCTCTGCAATGCTTGGGCCTACATCACCTCTTTTAGCCCATGTACTAGAGTCTAGTACTCCATATTGAATATATTCTCCAGATTCTAATTCTATAACTTTTCTTGCGAAAACATCTGCCGTAATTTTGGAAGTATATAACTCTCTATAGACCCACAAATTATTATTGTAATCAACAGCAAACCATAAAACACAAGCAGGAGAACTATAACCCCAGTCAGCAGCACGAAACCTATACCATCCTTTAGGAATTTCAAAAGGTTCGACCACATGGACTGATTTACTAAATTCTGGAAAGGCTGAATCTTCATAAGCGTCCCAATCTCCATCTAAGAATTGTTTACGTTGAGTTTCAGGTAAAGATGCAAGCATAGCATAATAGTCATCTGTTTGCATCAGATAAGGATTGTCTTGTAACTTTGCAGGAATAAATCTACGTGTGATAGTTTTTACTCCGACAGGTGTGTCTATTTTTATATCAAATGCAGTGTTTGGTTCTGCAGGGTCTACAAACATTTCTTTAACCCATTGTGATCCAATGTTACCTGGGTTGCCTGTAGCTCTTAAATAAACAGGTATGTCCTTATCTACTGATCTTAAAGAAGATCTTAAAAAATTATATATATCTGGCGAAGGATATTGTGGAAGTTCGTCTATTCCTATCCATGTGTATGATTGACCTTGGTAACGTAAAACGTCTGTCATGTTCTCTGCGTAACCAAACTCGATCTTTGCTCCCGAGGGAAATCGCCATTCTTTTTCTTGTTCTCTCCATTTTGCTCCTGGATATGCCTTTGAGTATAATAGTTGAGACTTACTAATTAAGTCTCGTAACTCTGGCATTGTCCTCCTTATTAGCAGTGCTCTGTGGTGAGCTTTTGAACAATATCGAAGTGGATCTACTAGCATGGCATAAGACTTGCCTCCACCTCTTGCTCCACCGTAAAATACTTCTCTTTCCGAAGCTGCAAGAAATTGTGTCTGTGGGCCACCGTTTGGCTTGAAGATTACATCTTGCGATTTTACATGCTCTTGTATTGTCTTAGGAGCACTATCTATTACATCTTCTGTAAGAAGTTGTGTGTCTTTTCCGTCTAACGCTTTGTTAATTGTTAACAGTTTATTTTTAACATTTTCTGCGTGACGTTTGGCAGAACGTAGAGATTGTTCTGCTGTTGCAACTTTCTTACGAGTCCTTGCTAGAATTTGTTTGGCAGATTGTTTAGCTTTCTGTCGTTTCGGTTTCTTCTTGGGTTTCGGAGGTGCTACCTCGTTCAACTCGTTTTTTAAGTCCGACATGTGAAATGTATCTACCTGTTTTTCTGTGAAGCCATTGAGCTGTTTCTCTAAGTGAACAAGTTTTTAAATATTTCTTAGCTTGCTCTAGTGCTTCTAATTCTTCTTTAACTGGTTCAATGTAATCTGGATTATCAGATTGTTTAAAACCAAATGGAATCGTTCTAGCTTTTCTCTTGATCTTGATCGGTTCCATCTTTAGCTGGCAGTATGAATATACCATGTACTGCTTTCATATTAATATCAAGTTGATCTTTTTTTACAATACCAACTCTATCAAGTAATTGTGTGGCAGCGGCTAGACGGATGTTTGCGTGGGGAGTTGTGCCATCTTCGTCTAGCAAATCTGTGAGTCTTGTTGCTGCCTTAGCAGAATGTGTGGATAAGTGGTTCTCTGCTAATTCAGTAATTTCTTTTTTTAAATTTCTAACAACTTTAGGATAACTATGTTTTGAGTAACCTGCTATTTCGGCTGCTCGCTTGGGGTCTCCCTTTGCTTCTCCGAATAGTACTTCGAGAAACTTCTCTTGCATATCGGTTAAGTTTTTCTTTGGACTTGGAATTATAGAAGAATCCGTTGTTTGCATTTATTATCTCCATAAACTCTTTAAAAGACAAATCTAATGTCATATTAAATATGTTTATTTTAATTTTTCCTTTAGTTCAGCTAAGTTTTTCTTAGAGTAATTCTTTCCTTCAGCTTTTCTTTTTTCCATATAAGCAATTCTTTTCTCATATGATTTTCTAGTTTCTGCATCTAGAGCTTTTCTAGGATCTTTGATGCTACCTTTAGGTGCAATTCTAGTTTTAGCTCTGTCTCTAGCAGTTGCTGGAGTAGTTTTTCTTGGTTTTGTTTTACCTTCGTCTCTTTTAGCAGCAGATATTGCAGATTTAGCTTTAGCTATACCTTCTTTTCTTGCTTTATCTGCCTTTTTAGCAGAATCAAACATACTTTCTGCAGCATACATCTTGCTAGTTGCAGCTTTATTAGCTTTACCAGCAGCTGTAGATACTCTTTCTGATTTTTTAGCTGGACTTTCAAAGATACTTCTAAGAAACTTAGGAGTTCTTTTTTCCTTTTCTGAGTCAGACAGGAAATTTGATTGTCCGTATGTTTTATTTTTTGCCATTATTTACCTTAAAGTTGTTAATTGGTACCAATTGTCTAAATATAAATCAGTGATGACCCTGTATATATTGCTATATTCTGAGTATGTGTGTCCCTTTGATTTATATTAAGCCTATATTATTATAGTATAGCTTGAATTACAATTTTGTCAAGCATTATTTTTAAATTATTTTTAATTTTACTATTGACAAAATTGAATATGAGGTGTATAATAGAAATATACCCACTGGGGGGCCTTTGTATATACATAGTACCTACCCGTAGATTCCCCTAGGGGATCCCTAGGGTTATGGCCAGGGGATTTATAGCTATTTTATCAGAATAATATCCCCTATATTCTGGCCCAGAGGTAGTTAACAGTCACATCAGGGATTTTCTGGTGCCTACGTATATAAGTATATACCCACCCCCCATGCCCCCTGCGTATCCCCGTGTCAAATCAAGTATTCATTTTGTAAAAAATAAATATCCCCCAAGCTAAGCTAAGGGGGGGCTAGGGTATCTTCGGGGGTTATTGGTGTTTAACAGCTATAATCTGGGGGGATAGGGGGAAATTTTG